AATCGTTTTTAGTCCATACCTCTTCACTATCAAAAACAGTATCAATCACAGAATTTCTAACAATTCTATTACCTTCAAGATCATCGTCCGCTACCATAGAAACCTTATAATCACCATAAGTTAAATCTTTTAATGTAACACCAACGTCTTCACGAAATACAAGTGTTTTATTATGCTTATCAAAAAATTTAACTTGGATATCTGGCAATGCAACCTGAATCTTATTAGCTGTATTACATCTGTGTGATTCACCACCTTCATCACTTGATGGTGGTGAAGGTATTACATTATTACAACGATACACCAAATTTACAATTTCATTAACTGATTTAGCTCGCAATTGTAATACCAACCATTCAACATCCGCCACTGCCAAAGAATCAATATCAACCTGTTCAAAAGTACATGTAGTTAAAATATCGTTTATTGCATTATTAACTTGGGTTAAATCGCCCATTTCAATTGCTTGTAATAGAATCTTTTGTTCCCCTACTAAAAATGGTCGGGCAGAAATCTTTTGCTTAGAAACCGGCAAAAATAAATCAAATCGTGGTGTTTTAATCTTTGGTAATGCCATAGTATTATTCTCCTAATTAATGGATAAAATCCCAATATTGATATGAAAATGAAACCCCTACGTTTATTGTTTCGTTTGCCATTGAATATCCTAATGGAATTTCACCAATATCCATAGGGTATGCATTAAACAACCGAACATTATAATCTGTTCTACCTGTACCAGAATCAAGGTGCTCTATGGTTATAATGCCTTTATACCAATCATAGAACCCAATTAACCCGGTTTCAGGATGTACAACCTTATTCATCCAAATACTAAAAAATCTTCTCTCAGAAAAACCTAATGTAGATAAAAATGTAAATGTTATCTCATTATATATTGCAGCATAAGGTAGTTTGAATGGATTATTAAAATGTCTATTCTCTATTGTTTGTATTGACTTACCTGGCAAAGCCGATACATTACACATAATAGACACGTTTTTATCATCGCCGCCAGGTCCAGGTCCACCGAAACTAACTTTATATTTTGCGGGCGATGATATACCACCTCTACCTGAAATATTACTTATGTATTCATTTATTGCTAAAGTCATGCAATCATCTCCCTAGAATCTTTCCATACGGTACGCTTATTAGCTTTCTTAAATTGTTCAACTGGTAAAAATACAGCATTCTCCCATTCATCGGAGTGAATATGAGCAAAATTAGATTTTACATGACTCCATATATATTTTTTAATGGTTGGTCGCCAAGGGGTCTTACTCATACCTTTTAATAACTCATATGATATCTTCATATAATCAGCAGGGCGACCATTATAAATAGTATGTGCTTTAATAGACAACAAACTATCTAATAATACAGCACGAACCAGTGGGGGAAGATAATGAAAGTTCAATCCTAGTAAACCTTTATTCCAATAACCAATAGGAATAACCAAAGGAAACGTATCATAATATGGTAATTGTTTTTTCCATTTCGGATCATAAATATAAAAATACATATGACCTATCAACGGCGCTCTCGATTGTGATACAGCAGCTTCAAATTCAGCATCAACCTTACCCAATTTTTTCAATACCCAATTATTACCATCCGCATCAATTTTAGCTTTGGTCCCAAATCCTAATTTTTTGGCAACAGTACTTTTTAACCAATCAATAGATGTCTGTTTTGCTTGTCTAATTTTAGACGATGCCATTTTTTTAAATTTGTCTTGAAGCTTAGTAAGTTTCTTTATAAATGCCATATGTCTACCTTTAATTCAGTATTTAATCCCAAGTTCGTGTTCAGTCATTATACGAAAACTCATATTATGTTTATCAGCATATATCTCAGCAGCGGCCCATTTCTCAGAATTACGTTTAAATGTTATTGATGCTTGAATAAAATTACCTTTAGCGTTTTTACCTCTTCCCTTTACAGGTGCCATGGTTTCTTTATATGGCTTAACTTCAATAAGATCTATTACAATTTCATCTTTTTTATTTTTATACTGTATAATGAAATCAGGAAAATATCTATGCATTTTATGATCGATTTCTGAATAATAAGGTATTGCTACTGGTTCGCTGGCCCATTTCAATACACTATTACTTTTATCACTAAACACACACAATTTTCGTTCCCATAAAGAACGAAATACAACATTTTTTATATCACCAACATATTTTTTAGGGTTGATAACTGTATAGAAGCCTTTATATGTTTTTCTAGTCATACTATATATAGGTATAGATACTATTCGGAGAAATCAAATAAATGGCGGATTCAATAAAATATCCAGGAAATATAGAAGACTTAGCACAAAAAGGTGCCGGTATGGTTATGTTTACCTTCTATGAACGACCTAATTCAATAATTTCAAATGAAATATCAAGCGTATTGTTGTATATGCCACAAACACTTGAAACGCCATTAAAAGCATCATGGGAACAAGCAGCGGGCTTATTACAATATGGTGCTGATGTGTATCGTCGTCATGGTAAAGATCGTGGAATGGCTATATGGGAAGAGGGTGGAGGTCTAGCTGGAATGGCGGCCAGGGTTGCTAGACTAGCATTGCCGAGCGATGAAGATATAGTTGCGCAGGCGTCAGGTACTATTGCAAATCCATATATTTCAATGACATTTAAAGGTATTGAGTTTAGAGAATTTGATATGATGTTTAAATTTACACCACATAACCCTGAAGATTCAGAAATTATTATGGAGATTATCAGAAAATTTCGTGGTGCGGCATTACCGGCCATCATAGAAGAAGCTAATATATCATTTCCTATGGAAATTGAAATTGAATATAAAGGCAATGCATCACAATGGTTAACCAGATATAAAAGATGTGTATTAACTGATGTTCATGTTAATTATACTAGCGCCGGTTTTTATGCTGCAATGTTAAATGGTTTTCCGGCTGAAACAGAACTTCGTTTACACTTCACAGAGAACGAATTAGTAGATAGAGCGGATGTAGCTAAAAGGAACGGGGAAAATGGAGGTTATTAATGTTCTTTGATCGATTTAGTAAAGTACAATACGATCCTAATTTAATAGGACACCATAACGCTGTTAATATTTTAAATTCGGTGATGATGAAGTATTCACCTATTAAAGATACAACATTGTATTTTTATCACAGCATCATTGATGGTGAAAAACCTGAAGATGTCGCTTATAAACATTATAAAACAACAAAATACTATTGGACAATCATACTCTTAAATGATATAATTAACCCTTATTATGATTGGATGTTGTCTGCTACCGAACTAGAATCACATATGGAAGATAAATATGGTGATGTTTTATATTCTGCACATCATTTTTTAAATCTATTAACAGATAAAAGAATAGACGAATATGATGAATTACAATACCGTGAAATGATTGAAAATGATGAAGCCTTACCAGTTCATATCTCACCAATATCTAATAGAATATATGAAATAGAACTTAATGAAGAAAAAAGACAAGTTAAAGTGATTTCACCAAAACATATCAGAGACATAATATATCAATTCGATAAATTGATGTCTGATACAATAACAGTGAGACAATAATGCCAATTACAGCAGCAGAAGTACAGCCAGGACATTATAAAGAATTTTCTGTGACTATTGATGGAATTGATATAAGCAATATAGTAGTTAAGTGTGAAATTTTTCAAGACATATTTTTGCCTACTTGGTCGGGATCAATAACAGTTCTTGATGCAATTAATGTGCAACACACTGAAAATATTAATGTTGGATCTAATGTTGATATATTCATTAAAACTGAACACCCAGTTCCGTGTGGTGAATCTGAAAAACGCTTCGAGTTTATGATTCAATCAATATCAGAAAAAACATTATTGAAAAAAGGTCTGTATGGATACATAATGCATTTAATACCTGAAGTCGCATTAAAAGATTTCAAAACAAGAGTAAGTAAATATTATGAAAAACAGCCACCGGGTGTATTAGTCAACTTAATATTGGGTGAAGCTGGCTTAGGTTCGGCTGAAATAGATGATGATCCTACAAAATATGATGTCATTATACCAAATTGGTCTGGTTTTACCGGCGTTAAATGGGTATGTCAATTTGCAATATCCAGTGGTGCAGACTTTGTATTCTTTCAAATGGACAATGGCGGACGATTTAAATTCAAATCACTCGAAACCCTATTCAAAGATTCGAGTGGACACGTATTTAAACATAAAGCATCTAATTATAGAGAAGATAGCAATAAAGAAGATGAAGATGCATTTTCATTAATACTTCGCTATAAATATTTAAGAGAACTAGATGCTATTAAAAATATGTCAATGGGGTTTTTTGGTAGTACTAATTTAGCTCATGATATCATACATAAGAAAATAATTACTACTGATTACATCTATAGTGGGGATAATGTCGAAGATTCCATAAAAGCTCCATTCAAAGGAGAAGCATGTAAAGGTGCTC